AAAATGATCAAGTATTATTAAATATAGATGATTATGATATTTTATTGAGTTAATATCATTTAAAAAATATAATATATATATATAATGTCTACAATACAACTTGTAAATAAGGGCGATTTAGATGTATATTTAACGGGTAATCCGTCTATCACTTTTTTTAAATCCGTATATCGGAAACACACGAACTTTTCTATGGAAGATATGATAATTGGATCCATACCAAAACCGAAAACATCTGGTAAATATTCAGTGAAAATACCCACAGCGACAGGTGATCTTTTATATAAAACAAATTTAATTTTAAAAGGAAATTTAGTATATTGTGGAAATGGAATAGCAAATATTTCAACTGCTGTGATAGATAATATATTATTTTCTATCGGTAGTAGAGAAATTGATAGGACATATGGTCATTATTTAGAAGTATATCATGAATTAAATCAAGAAAATCCAAATAATACGATCACTAATATAGCAAGAATAGAAGATTCTTCATTATATCATATAGGTCATAATGCTGATTTGGCTGTTTTGGCTGCTATGAAAAGTAATGCAAAATATAGTTATATAGATAATGGATTAGCAAAACCAACTAATATTATGGGTGCTGGATTAGGTTATCCGCCTACACATTTTCAGAGATCATCAAAATGTGGCGGAACATATTGTAGTCCTTCATATTTACAAGCACAAGATGCTTTACAGATTGAAAATGCTTCATTTACGAGTAATTATAATTTTGTTGCGACTGTGAATACTAAACCAGTATCGGCGTCGGCCGTATACTTCAACGCTTCTAATGCGCCAAACCTACACAACGCTTCAGGATCGGGTTTTGGAAATGGATCTCATGTGACTACACTATTCCACGACTCCCAAATAAAACAATCGATGCTAAAAGGTGATATATTGGGTGATTGTATATTGCCACTTGCTTTCTGGTATTGTCGTTCTCCTGGATTAGCAATTCCGTTAGTTGCTTTACATAAAGGTGTTGATGTAGAATTATATATACAATTTGCATCTTCTTCTGACGCTGATTGGACTAAAGATGACCCAAATAATATGACAGATCATTTTATTTCATATGATAATACTGTATCTTGTCATAATGATGTATGTAATGCATATCATATAGGTTTAAATTCTTGTAAAGCCATATGTAATATTAGTGCCGATGCTTTTAATTTTGATGTTGATGTTTCTGTAATATATATATTTCTTGATAATATGGAAAAACAACGATTCCAAAGTAGTTCACACGAATATTTAATTGAACAATTACAAATATATACACACAATAGTCGCGAGCATTCTACAGTTAATATTTCTTCATTCCATCATCCTGTAAAAGAATTAATATGGACGGGTAAACCATTTTTGAAACAAAACATACAGTCTCGTATATCTGACGTGGCTGGTGCTGATACGGACAAAGATAATTTTGAAAAAGAGGGTGGTTTCAATAAATCCTTGAATAATGGGGAAATGTGCCATAAGTCCGGTGTAAGATTTGTCCCTGGTATAACCAGTGATGGAGACACTGACAAAAATATTTTGTATGGTGGAGGAATAATAAATTGTTCATATAGTAGAGGATTTGGAAATGCTTCTTTGTCCGATGCTATTGGGTCTAATGCGAACGTGGCATGGGTGCTCACTGGTGGCGCGAGCCCAGCCTCGACCAAGTGGGAAACAAATGGTAAATTTGTTCAAGGATTAGTTGGTCCTTCTACACCCGATTGTTTAAATTATTGTTCATATAAAATTGTATTGAATGGCACGGACCGTTGTCAATACAAACCTTTACAATATTTTACAAGAGAAAATGTACAAAAATATCATAAAGGTGGATGTATATCTGTACCAGATTCTATAGCTGTTTTTAGTTTTGCACTAAACCCAACTGATATCCATCCATCAGGAACTTGTAATTTTTCAAATATTGATTCAATTCAGTTATATAGAAATCAACCAGACCATTTAAAACAACTACATGTATATGCTATCAATTATAATATCCTAAGATTTGTAGGAGGACAAGCAGGTCTCGCATACGTATTATAAATGTTTTTTATAATATAATATATATTATATAATATGACAGCAGGGGCATTAAATGTAATTAAAAATAATAGTAATGTTATTTTTTGTATGAATCCACAGATAACTTTTTTTAAATCCGTATATAGAAAATACACCAAATTTGCACGGACCGAGAAAATATATTCGGCGGACGCGACACTATCTAAAACTAAGGATGATGTAAAAATCACTATATCTAGTGATGGTGATTTATTATCTAATATTTCACTTAATATTATTTGTACAGATACAAGTGAAAGAAACGGTTCTAATATAGAAAATGATATAGGGACACAAATATTCGAGGATGTCACCTTAAAAGTAAAGAGAACTGCAGAAAAATTATCATCAAAATATATTAATATGCATGCAAGATTAAATAATCCTATATCTACCGATTCCACATATCAAATTAATGATAATAAAACTATTATTTGCACAAATGGAAATAAATATCAAAATATGTCTTTATGCGGAGGTGTGATAAATACTACTCCCATTTTTTCAGCATCTCGTTCTGAACCTAATTGTTCATATACAAATTTTAATATAATTATTCCTTTACCTTTTTCATTTTCTAAGGATACGGGTACAGCATTACCGGTATTTTTATTTTGGGAAAGTTCAGGTGATATTTCATTAGATGTTCGGATAAATAAAACATGGTTAAATGATAGTACAAAATCTATTGTCGGGAACAATGACATTTCCAAAATCAGTTTAAAAGCAATATGTACATGGTATGATATATCTGAATATGAACAACGCAGATTTAAATCATCTGATCAAGAGTATTTGGTCGAGAAAATAAAAGAAAAATCCAACAACCAATCACCTTCGATTAATATAAGGGGTCTTTTATCAAATCAACCAATCAAAGGTATTTATTTAGTATGTAATGGTACCCATACGGTCGGTGCGGATAATAAAATACTTCATTATAATAATATTAAATATCAATTAAAGATAGGTACTGTAGGATTATTTAATGATTTTTTACCACACACTTATTTTTCAAAAAAAAATATATATGAATATTTTATTGGTTGTAATTATTCGAATACTTTAACTAAGTTTCTTTCGACAAAAATAGAAGGTGATGTAGCCTTCATTCCATTTTGCTTAAAAATGTCAGATGGACCATCCGGTTGTATAAATTCCAAGAATGCTCTTGATCTAGAAATCACCGGAAATGATGTAGATAGGATAAGTATTGATTTATATATTATTTATTATAATATTTTGAAAATATCTGATAAATCTGTTAAATATGTTTATACGCCAGATTAATTTTTTTATAATATATATCATATATAATATGGGAACAGGAAATGTAGGAACTCTGGCACTCATAGCGAGATCAGGCAATTTGGAAAATAAATATTTTTTAAAAAATCCCGATATCACATTTTTTAAAAGTGTATATAGAAGATATACAAACTTCAGTAAATTTACAGTTTTAAAACATGCTGAACCAATAGATTCGTTTCATAAAACAGTCTCCTACAAATTAGATAACGGAGCAGCTGATCTGTTATCAAAAGTATATTTACAACATAAAATTACATTCACGCCGAGCCCTGATACAATTTCATATGAAGACGATACTACCAAGAACTTCAGAATATGTGCCAATTTAGGAACTAATATATTCAGTAATAATAATGACGCAATAAAGTTAACAATAGGTAATAATAAAGTATTTCAAAATTCAGATTTATATCTAGAATCAAAGCATCAATTATTAAATGATTTCGTATTATCTACAAGACATAGTTATAGTTGTCCACCTATATTATCATATAATAAAAGTGCCTCATTAATCACTTGTGATTCGGGTAGTCAATTCAATTATATGTCACTTTCAGGTGGTGTAGGTGGATTAGTTATCACTTATAATAATATTAATGGTATATTCTCGACTGATTATTTCTATACGATGCCTGATTTCTCATTCAATTATGATAGTGGATTAGCACTACCTTTATTATGTTTGAATAATCATCAAGTCAATTTTGAAGTAAGTTATAAGGGTTTTAATGATTGTTTCAGCTGTCCAGGTGGTGAGACAGATGTAGGTGCCGAACTCGCAGCCTCTTGTATTGCTGAATATATACATTTAGATATAGATGAGAAAGCAAGATTTTTATTAAATTCACACGAATATATCATTGAAAATGTTAAAGAAAAACCTTTCGATGCCACTGAACCAACATATTCTCTTACAGGTAATAATTCATTAATAAAATATATATTGTTGGTAGGCAATAATCACGGAGATATAACTATGAATTCGGCTTCAGGTTCAACCAATAATTCGGCATCTACACCATCTTTATTAAATTTTGAAACATTAAATATTAAATTCAATAATACTGAAATCAATCAAATCGCTCTACCCATAGAAATTTTTACTAAATCTAATATATATAATTATTTTAAAGGAAACGGTCGTGATTTAACCGGAAGTGAATTAGCACAGGATGAAGGATTATTGGTTAAATATAAAACCTACGAAGACCACGGATCTATCCCTTTGGCGGCCGGGAGCACTGGCACGTTCGTGTTGGCCGACGGTGCAGTAAACAAATATGATATAAAAATTGGCGCGAAAATAATATCTCATGATAGTATTTTACTACCAAGTAATGTCGTTCTAAAAATTAAGGCAATCACTAACGATAATATCACAGTCTTAAATTTAGGTCCAGACACTGCCGCAGGTTTTGTACCAGTAAGTGGTTCTCTAACATTAGAAATAGGAAAAAGTTATGGTCATAATAATTCAATAGGAGTGATTCCATTTTGTGTTAAACCCACAGACTATACACAGCCAACAGGTTGTATCTCAACTTATGAAAATATGTCTAATTTTCAATTGACCCCAGAGTATAGTACTTTGGAAAGTATCCCAAAATTACCTATGACAGTATTTATTGTAGGATATAATATAATAAATATTAGCGCAGGCCAATGTCAATTGATGTCTTAATTACATAAACATATTAATAATTTTTGTCCCGAAGAAAAATATTATCGTGGCAATAAATCCTTTAAGTAAAACAAATATATTATTATTATCTATTTTAAGGGTATCACATACAAAGGTATTCACTTGAATAATATTCATTGTTATAAATATAAAGAAAAATATTAAGGATGATTTAAATTCACCAAATAAATTCATAGCTGAATCATAATTATCCACTTCATTTTCTTTTCTACCTGAA